GTAAAGCTCCTTACTCGCGTTCTTCCCTTTGCGCGTTAAGTTGCTACGGCTTGACTTAATCACCGCCTTCGCGAATTTACTAAGCTCTATTTTTACCTCATCACTTAACATATAGTCATATCGTTAGGTACTAATATATCAAAGGTAACAGCCCAGCCAGCTAAGTAATTTTCGAAGCGTTCTGTAAACGGCTCTATTGTAGGGTCTCCGTCTATTCTGAAAGTTCTTACATTGTCTCCCCTGTCGAATATCTCAAGCATACGAAGCGCTACAGCTAATTGAGTGTTCAATACGTCTTGCTCGTCATCGTTGCCTCTGAATATATCTGTAGTTTCAGTTTTACTTTTGTCTACTATATCCATGCACATAACAGTAACGCTGAATCTTAATATATTGCTTTCCCTGTTTACGCTGTTTACCATTATATGGCTTAAAGGAAATATAGTCTGCTTGCTTAAGTCAACGTCAAATATATCGCCTTGCGTTACCGTGTTAACGAATATATCAGTATCTAGCTGCGCCTTAATAGTTGTTAGTATGTCGTAGTATGCTGTCATCTTTTAAACTGTTTCTTTATTTCGTTTGTTTCTATTCTGTTTTTCTCGCTTTCAAAAGTGAGGTAGGTGAGAGCTGTTGAAAGTCTGAGTTTAGTGACTGCTTCAAAGTTCCTAACATCTCCTCTAGCGAGCTGATAGATTGAGCTATACCATCCCCACTTTCTCCCGAACTGCGCCCTAGTTGAATAATCGCCCTCCCCTCCTTCTCTAAATAACTCGGTAAAGCTGCTAGTAACTCGCTTCCTAAATTCCAAAAAAAAACCTGTGCGCCTAACACTACATCTAAAGGCATGAGCTTCATAAGTTCCGCGTATTCATCTGTACCCTCGTAGTCTAATATTTTGTATTCCTCCTTTATCTCAATTCCGATAGGTCTGAATAGTACAGCCATTGCCCTGTGCATATTCGACCAGTCTCCTATGTACTTGTCTAAATCTACGTACTCCCCGAAAGTCATAGCGTCTAAGTCAGGTACAAAACCGAACTTAAACCCTTTTAACTCGAACTTGTTTACTAGACTTTTCTCTTGAATAAATAAGTTGTCTAGGTGCATACATACCTCTTCTACAGAAGAGCGTTCTATTAGCTTTACTTTGTCTGCTGGTATCAAACAAAAGCATTCTATCATTAACGCCTTTAGCTCGTTCTCTTCTAAACCTTTCGCACGTTCTAAAAAGTGCTGGTATTGTGCAAGCGTTATTTCTCTTAAGCTCTCAGGAAGTTGTATCTTAACTTTCATAAATTATATACGTTTAATTGTGTTTTTGTATTAAGTCGGTAGTGAGAGGGGTAGCTAGTTAACTTAGCCGCTATGCACTTAACATTGTTCCCCTCCCATTTCTTAAGTTAACCTACCTTATATGATATTCTCCCCTTGTCGGGTTTTCTAGTTGATAGCTTACAGCGTACCTAAGTGCGTCTATAGCATGATTATATTTATCTACAGGCGTGCTGCTTTTCTTTTCCAACCAGCAGTAGTTGTTTAGTTCCTTGATTAAGTCGGTGCTTCCCTCGTCTATAATTAAGTCGAAGTCCTGAAGTAAAGCGATACCGTAAGTTACTGAGCCTTGCCCCTTAATTGTAGGTACAATGTTATTACTTACGCTTAGCTCACTTATTAACCTAGGCTCTGCTGAATCTGCTACTATTAGACTGCTTCCCGCGAATCGTTTGTTAAGTTCTGCTATCTGTGAAGTTGTTAACGCTTGCTTATAGTAATGTAGTTTTATGTATATTTTCTTGTTTGCCTTGTCTATGCTTGTTTCTACTAAAGTAGTCGGGTCTGCTGAGAATCCGAAGTCTTGCCCGAAGACGCTCGGAGCTGCTTGCTCAAACTTGCCTATTGTCCAATTGCTGAATATAACTCCTTCTGCTTTGTCAAGCCAGCCCCCTAGTATTTGATGTTTAAACTTTTCAGGCCTTCTTGTGCGTATGTTCTCTATTTGATTAATATAACTTTTGCTGAGGTTGTCTAGGTTGTCTAAATAGGTTGTGTGTATATAAGTAGTGTCCCCCTTTGTGTAGTTACTCCCTTCCTGTATTCCTCTAACCTCAAAGAAGCGGTTATATATCCAATGCTCTTTTGTGCTAGGGTTCATTATTAAAATTACCCTGTTCTGTATTCCTTTCGCCCTTACGCTTAAGTCTATCTTGTCGAAGGTCTCCTCATCGGTTAACTCCTCCGCCTCATCGAGGACCCAAGTTGTTACCCCTTGCAATGATTTTAAGTTAGCTGTTTGATCACCGCTTGAGGTCTTAATACCTCTGAATAATATACGGCTGCCCGACTGCTTATTTATTATTTCGTCCTTGGTGATATGAAATCTATCTTGCCAGCCTAGTAGCTCTATTTTCTCCAGGAACTCGGGAATAATAGATATACCAGCTGAGCGCAAAGTATAACGAGTAAAAAGAATAACATGGTTAGGCTCTACGGTTAAAAGACAAAGAAGTAATCCAATAGAAAACGACTTACCCGAACCACGGCCACCTGTGCAAATATAGTAGCGCGAATCATTATCTAATACTAAATACTTTTCGTTAATCTTTATCACTCCTTACAGCTTTCAGTAAGTCATTAAAGCTAACTACGTTTTCTCCTGTAGTGTGTATGTCTACGCTTTCTTTTGGCTTGCCTAGGTAGTACTCTAAAAATAGTTTAGCTGCTGGTATATCGTTGTCCTGTGTAGCTTTCTTATATACCGTTTGTAATACCCTTACTACGTCGTCAACATCTGCTGCTAGTTGTAGTGCTTCCCTGTATTCGTTCTTACGCTTGTCTACTCCTTTACTTTTTGTTGAGTGTCCCTTGTTTCCGTTTGTTTTTCTTCCGTCCATAATCTAATAAAATTTAACTATTAGAATCAATTCATGTTTAACAGCATATCGAACTGCTCTCTGTCTATGTCTATTATTTCCACGTCTAGGTCGTCTTCTAGGTGTTCTACGAAGTCTATTATATACTGTCCGTGTTTTACATGCTCTATCACCTCTCTCATTAAGTCCATGTCTCCTACTGACTTGTTGAACTTTATGTAGTAGTACATCATTGGTATTGATTGAAGAGTGTTTGTAGTTTGTTTAGTACCCCTCTAAAACAACTTCCGCAGCTAGTAGGCTTAAAGTCGTAGTGTAGAACTCTGTTATATATCTTTACTAGTTCCTTTTGTTCGTCGGGTTTAATCATTGTCTTAGGCTTGCTGAAAAAGTCTGCTAGGTAGTTATATTCTTCTTCTTCTAAGCACTCAGGTTTATTGTAAGGAAATATCTTATTGAGTTTCTCCTTTCTGTCGTTACAGCCGCAGTCGTCTCCAGCTATAAACTTAACTAGCTTCTTTATTCCTGTAGCTTCTGTTACTTTATCTATAGTGTCACCTAGACCTTCTGAGGTTTCCTCGTTTGCCTCGTTAAAGCGTTCTTTCCATTCTTTGTACTCCTTAGTTCTTTTGTCTAAGTTCTCGTAGTATTCGTTACTCTTCTCCATTGTCTTCTAATTTAACCCCGTATACGCTTCTCTTAGGTATGTAAGGGCTGGTTATTAATTTGCGTTCCTTGTATTCGTCAAGTCCTATTCTAGTGTATATGTCCTTGCTTAGAATTATCTCTTCATAGTCAGGGTACTTATCTATGAAGTCGTCTATTATCTTAAATGCTTTTCCTGTTGTCATATCTTTTCGTAGTCCTCGTTTATGTAGTCTTCGTAGTCTTCTCCTACTGCTTCGCTTATTCTCTCCTTACAAGTTTTGATAGTGTGAAATATTGAGCTTAAACTTATCTTTGTCTCGTTGCTTAACTCTCTCATGCTTCTACCGTCCTTGTATAGCTTCCAAAGCATCTCGTCGTACCAGTGCCAGCTCTCTACTTCTTCTTCTATTCTTTCGTGTATCTTTTCTAGTTCCTCTTTTCTGTCGCTACCCTCCGCGCATAAATAACGCAGCTCCTCTAAATCTATTTTACATACTTTACTTTGCTTCCTGTGTAGGTCGTAAGTCATGTTACGTAATATATAATATACGAAAGTATCTGCAGTTTGTTTTTTAAGCTCGATATTCATAAGCTTAATGTACATCTCCTGTACTATATCCTCGGAGAAGTCCCCGCCTCCTAAGTTCTTAACTATGTTAACCCATTTGTTATGCTGGGTGTAAATTGCTTCCATGTTGACAAATATAAATAAAAAAAGGGAAGTCGTTAAACTTCCCCCTAAACATTAAAACTAAACCATGAAACACTACAAAGATAGTATTATTTCTCATAACTCAGAATAAATTTTTCGCATCTTCTTTTTACGTTGCTTTCATGTAAGCCTTGAAGCTTCGCCACGTGTCTAAAGTTTCTATACGTTTGAACTACGGCAGCCGTTGCTTCTATCTTAGTCCATTTAACCTCATCTTTTAGTTGAGGGACTAACTCGTCTAGTTTGTTAAGTACTTCTGTTTTCTTCATATTAAAAAGGTAAGTCGTCGCTGTGCTGTGCGGCTTGTGCTACTGTTTCCTCTTTTGGCTCGTAAGTGTCTAGCTTCGCATAAGGCTTGCCGCTTTTACCCATTAACACACTTAAGTTAACCCAGCCGTTTTTACTGTTAGCTTTCATAAACTTTTCAAAGTCTTCGACCTTTACGCTTAAATTGCATAATACAAAGTCGGGCGCGTTCTCATTCTTTTTAACGATTAAACCGTCTGCAAAAATTGTTTCCATATTTATTTTGTTAATTTACTAATTGAACTCTCGAGCATAGAATAATACTCTCTACACTCCTTTACTCTTTCTTTCATTTTGTTTACCGTGTTTTCGTCGTACTCAACTTCGAATATCTTTACACGTAAATTCTCAGGTATTCTATCGAACTGCATCTTATCTCTAACCTTCTGCTCTATCTCTAAGGCTTGCTCGTCTGTAGGGTCAATAGCTTTTAGTTTCCACGTTTCTCTCCTTATCTCGTCCTGTATAGCATCCTCGGTATGATTAATTAAACAGTAAGCTACATAGCCGTTAAGCTTTCCTGTTAAGTCCATGTAAGCCAATAACTGGTACATATAATCTTTATTCGGTAACTCGCTATCGAACCAAGGAAACGTAGTAGCGTCCCAGCTTGTTTTAATGTCTATAATAGAATCCTCAGTAATTATATCGGGCGTGCCTACAAAGTAATCGTTTTTAAAGCGTTCCTCGTTTTTCTGAACTCCAAAGTT